GTCTGGAGCTTTTTTATCCCATACATCAAATGTAGCCCTTGAAACACCTAACATGTCTTTTAAATCATTCTTACTTACTTTTTTTCCTAAGGAATCTTGAATTTCTTGTCGCATTTTATCGACGTTAATTGTGTGCTTTTTTTGTGCCATAATTATTTATTTAATTGTTAATACTCTTTATTTAATTCTGATAATGGTTTACTTGTATCTTCTGAATTTACACAAGAAACTAACCAAAATGATTTATACCATTGCAAAGGCTCTACATTAATAGCATAACTTACTGGAATTTTACTATTGCCTTGAAAATGTATCTTTTTTATCTTTTTAAAAGCATCATGAACTCCTAACGCTTCTACTGTAAATAAATCATAGTCTTTTTGTTCTTCTCCATAAGATACATATCTGTACCAAACTAATAAACTATATTCTTTCATATTTGTTTTATTTGTTGGTGTAAAATTACAATTAATTATATTATATGCAAACATTTTTATACATTTTTTATAAAAAATTTTACATTTGACATAAAAAAAGAGGTTCAGCACTTAGCCAAACCCCTCCAAACAAACAATAAAACAAAATAAAAACCTTTTAAGACTGTTTCAAATCTTCATTTTTTGCACTTGAAATATCCGTTGAAACAGATGCAGGAGTATAAACGCCTCCTAATCCACTTATCGCAGCCGCTATTTTTCCCAATTCAATATTAATTAAATTATCTTTTGCATTAATACCGCTTTCTAATGGCTCATATCTTACCATAGAATAAGTATTACCGTTAAACTCAATAGTATTATCGTTCTTTAACCAAATAAACGATTTAAGAGCTTTATTTGAATCCAAAGAATATAAACGTATTTCTCCACTATCTGCTAATTGGTTTTTATTGATATATCCTAAAATAACACTTTCACTCGCATTTGTTGTATCTGAATATATTGCAACCATATCTTTTAAAGGGTTCGCATCTACACCAAAAGGCGAAACTTCATCAGCTGTTTTAATTCCGAATTGCTCTACCTTTAAATTGCGCTTACCACTTTCAATAATAGCTTCTTTAAATTTACTAAATGAAATCATATCTTTAATTTTTAATTATGCCTTTTATGACTTTCGTAATAAAATAAAATGTTTCTCGGTGTTTTACCTGTATATGTTTCTGGCAAAACTAAACTTAAAGATGTTTTGTCGCTCTTTTCATCATAAGAAAAACTAACATCTTTTACCATATAACGTGAATAAGCAAATGAGTATATTTCGTGGTTATGAATGTTTACAATATCGCCAGGCATAATGTCCTCTAATAAATAACTCAATTCTACTTTAACTTGAATAGCCTCTAATTCAGAAGCTAGCTCATTATCCGCTGCTTTCTTTGTATCAGTATCTTCTCCACTACTTAAAACCTTTGTAGTTGGCCTGTATTTTGCAATCAAAGGATTAACCGTTTTATCCACAGTTGAAACTCCTGCATTATCACTCGATGGCTGTCTAACTACGTTTATTTCACTATGTAAACTTTGCCCATTATACGAGCTGGACATTGATAACGTATTATCTTTGTTAAAAAAATACTTTGGCTTTGATTGATCATTAGGTTTAAACATTACAACCCTACCTTTTGCATCATGTGATAATAATATATTCCTCTGACTTGTTAACTTGGCCAAGTAACCTTTTATTGTATCCGTTGGGCTTGCTGTTGTTTTTTTATAGCTACGATTAACATCGTTGGCCACCGAACTATCAATTACCAACCCAATAGAAAACAAACCACATAAACGTTGTGCAATATCTTTTAAACTACGTCCATCACTTTGCAAAGGATAATGACTTACTGGAATAGTACAATCTTCTAAAATACCACTTAAAGAATAACCGCTAACAGCAACTAAATTTGTTCCTGAGTTACTTTCAAAAGAATGATTTAAAATAGTTCCTGTAAAAATTAAGACTTTATCATTATTAAATATTTCCACCTTGTGAAATTGTAAAGGCTTGAATATTTCTTTATGGTCGTCATTTTCTGGGTTAAACCTTGCTTTAAATTGGAATACAGAAGCTATACTATCCAATTTTAATTGAATGCTAACCCCTGTAAAGAAATCTATGTTACGCCCGTTTATTTTAATTATCATACGTAATATTTTATTTTTCGTTCCTTTTTAATTCTGAATAATTCTTTTAGTTTGATATTATTAATCTGTCTAAAAGTTTCAATGTTTTCATCACTTGCACTACCTAAATAACGATGTGTTAAAAGTACAATATTAGTTTCTTTTGTTGTATAAATTATTCTTTCTTGTTGTGCTTCAAAAGCTAAATTATAAAGATTAGCCAAAGTGTAAAGAACTAAATCGTTTAATTGAGATTGAACAATAGCATTAGGTTGGTAATTGTTATCCACGTCATAAACAGAAACACTCGCACTATCTAAAGTTTCCAAATAATCTGAGTAAATTTCAATTAAACTTGACGCTACTTGTTCAACTTCAGCAGAAACAACATAGTCAACTCCAAACTCATAATTTACAGAAGCATTACAATAACAAGCCATTACACTTGCGCCCATACTTTCAAAAAACAATTTTTCAGAAACACTACTTAACACGCTTTTAATACCATTGTATGCTGAAATATAACCGTTAATTTTATCTATTACTTTTTGTTCATAAGTACTAGGTAAATTTAGTAATTGTTCACTTTTAAAAATAGCATCATAAGAATCATTTAATAAATTATCGTTTGCTTTTTGTGCTTGTGATAAAGCATTTTGATAATCTGAATACGTATCATCATTTTGCAAGTTATTAAAAGACTTGGCTATTTGTAAATTAGCTTCTTTGTTTTTTTGAATATCGGCTACTTCTTGAACATTACGCCCTGAATAGCTTGTTGCTGAACTATTTAAAATCTCATCTTTTTTAACCAAAGTATTATCCTGAATAGATAAATTACTCTTTGGATAATCAAATACAATAGATTCCCAAAAATCAACTGTAATTTCAGTAATATTCAAATTATTATCATTTCTTGAAATACTTAAAGGTTGCCCTTTAATAGTTCCGTAATAAGGATGTGTGACAGTCCAATATCTTTTGTCCTCCGCACTTTTATCAAATTCCTCAGCAGTATCAACATGGTTTTCTCCATCAAACCAAAAAGTTAAAGGATATTTACTACTCTTTGGCTGTTTACGCTCAACTAACGATTTAGGCACATCAATAAAATCATAAGTAGATGTATTAAATTCTTTTGATTTTTCTCCTGTTTTAAAAAGAGGATACCATTCTTTACCATCACCAGTTTTAATAGTGAATTGTATGTTTTCTAATTTATTTTGCCATGACATAATATTCTATTTTAAATGTTTCTTAAATTGGAATTCAGCTTTTTGAACATAAATCTTATCTATTTTTTTTATAACCATACGCCTAGAATCTGATATAAAATTATGTTTTTTTGTTATAAATGTGTTGTCTGAAATATATCCGTATAACTTTTTGGTTTTTATAGATGTTTTTCTAGTTCTTACGTTTGTTTTAGCTGACGCAATGCTGTAAACCATTCCGCTCATTTTTCCTTTTCGCCCCCCTTTCAGTAAAAAATTTTTAGACCCATTTTTTACTGCACTTGCGACAGCAGATATATATGCACTTTTTCTACTTCCAGTTTTACTTAATTGGTATTTAAAAGCATTCGTAGAGTCATGTACTTCGTTTTTTTCAAACCTAGCTCTTGATTTTACTTTTCCTCCATAACCACCACCTACTCTACTGTCTTTTCCTGCTAAAAGGTTCCTACCTTTAATTTTTCCTCCATTTTCTTGTTTTTCTAAATTATCTATTATCTTACTAGCCTTACCACCTAACGCATTTTGATTTAACCCAGAAGTAGCAGTCATTTTGTTTACATCAAATCCAGTTGCTTTTTCATAATTTGTAATTGCTCTAAAAAAAGTTTTATTCCTTTCATTTTTAAACTTATGTTTAGCAACTTTTGGAATTAACTTTTTATGGTTATCTGCCACTTCATTCAAGGTATTCCTAACCGCACTTGGAAAAGCCGACTTATGCAGCTTTTCCAACTTTGCAGTTAATTGTATAGATGCTTTAGTATTAACGTCTAATTTCATTATACATTCAATTTACTTGCTATATTATTTTGATTTAAATACATGTTATTGTTTAAAACAAACAAATACCCGCTTAATGATTGAAAGTCTCCTAAAGATGTTAAAACTCCTGTATTCACATCAAAAGAATCTATTTTTCCAGAATATAAAATATAAAGTTTGTCATTTATTACAACTCCATTTTCTGTTTTAAAAAATGACACATCAAAATCTAAAAAAGTACTGATATTTAAGGTCATAAAATTAGTATCAAAAACAAATGATAAAACAGTATAATCTTGAGATGTCAAATTACCTCTATTTGATGCGTAAATATAATTTTCATCAGCAAAAAAAACAGGATTAAAATCAACTGAAGGCGTTTGAACAATATCAGTACTTAATACGATAACCGTATTTAAATCTAATAAATCAAACGCATAGAACTCATAATTTAATGTAGATGGGTTTTTAACAACACAAACCGCATGACCTTGCATAAAAAATACATTTTGCAAAATTAAAGTTCCGTCCGATTGGTCCACTCTTATAGAGTTTTGCAAATCCCAAACTTGCAAGTTATTAATTAGCCTTCCATTATCTAAATAATACACATCAGAACCATTACTATAACGTATTGGTGTTGAAATAATAGTACTTAAAAAAGATGGAGCATCATTTAATTTGTTTAAAGAATAAGCACGTACACCTAAACTATCAATAATAACCAATAATTCATCAGAAGCATTAAACCCACTACTTGTAAAAGGCAATTCTAAAACCCCGCTACCTTTAAAAGTAGTTGCTGGCACGTAGTTATCAGAAGCTCGTGCAACAAAAAAATATTTATTTGGCAAAATACTCAAATCAAACGGAACCGTCCATTTTCCAGAATCTAAAGTCAATACTTGCTCTATGTCGTTTAGCGAATTTGGCAACTTCTTCAACGCTTCAACTAATTGATATTGTGAAGAATCATTATCCTCTGTATCTGTTGGAGTTATATTCGCTAATTCTAATAGCCTATAAACATTCATTAAAACATCTCCGTATATTTCACGAACAACAGGAGTTCCAGAAACAGTATCCGTTTCATTCTGTATATTTGCACCAAAAGGATAGTTTGAATTACTATCCTTTTCTATTGGTAAATTTCCTAATACTTTCATTTTATTTTGTTTTAAATTATAACTGTTCCGCTTTGATATGTATTTTTAAATTTTGATTTTCTGCAAATGTTTCTGTTATATAAATTTCAAAAACTGTCGTACTTACAACTTTAAAAACAGGGTTTGTTATATTATCATCTAATGATGAGTTAGCACTCTGACTTTGTATAAAAGTTTGAACCAGATAATTAGTATCGTCCATAGCGTTTGCCATTGTAACCACTATTTTAGAACTATCTACATTTGGCTTAGACTTTATGGCACTAACAATATCCCCCGATACTGGTAACGCACCTGTTCCAGTACTTCCAACATCTAATCCACTAAACCAACCTTTGTTTTTAATAGACGTTGTAAGAGATGTCACTATATCAAAATGCTCTTTTGGATAAATCCCATTTTGCAATGAAGTTGCTAAATATGTAGAACTATCTACCCCGTTTACTCTTCTAATAAACGACGTTAAATTTGTCAATGGAGTAGTTCCTACTGTATCAATTGCACCAGCATTTTCTTCTGTTTGGTTTGCCTTTTTCAAATAAAACAACTCACTAACTGCCAAATCTAAGTTAACTGCATCAATTTCACGAATTAAAGTAACTCCTGACAATGTTTTAATAAGCCTAACGTATTCTCCACTTTTAAACAACCCAATAGAAGTAAAATTATAAGTAACGCCATCAATACCCCTTATTTGAGTTTCAGCACCCAAATTAAAACCAGACAAACATAAAACAGACTCTTTTTCAAGCATAAAACTTAACTTAACAGGCACTTGTAAAATACCAGAACCGACTGTTAAGTCATGTACAAAGTCATTCTTTGATGCTAAAGCTCGTAAAGCATCAATAGTCTGAAATCCGTTAGTCTCGTTATCTGGCAATCCATTATAACTAATATTATAAAGACGCATTAACTTATCTTTCATTTCGTGTAAATCACTATAAACATAGTTGTTTACAGGTGTACCATTTCCGCTACCTGTATTATCTTGTATTCTTCCATTTGGATAAACAGATGGATTTGAATTATCGATATTAGTTGCAAATTTCTTATCTCTTGCCATTTCTTATTATATTTTAAACAAAGTTAATAAAAGTAAAACAAACCGTATGCGCTGGTTTTAATTTGAGAACCAACTCCTTAAACTCAATTAATCTATTAGACGGAATAGAAGCCATATCTCCTAAATTCAAACCTCCAATAAAAAAAGTGCTCCATAAATTGCTGCCAACACTAAAGCTTTCACTTACTATCGCTTCATTTGCAATTACATCAAAATTAACGTACCCATGTTGTGTTCCTAAACCATGTTGAGTTCCTCCTCCATGTTGTGTAAGCTCTAAACTTAAAGCAACTATATCATCAGGCGTTTGATATGGTGGTAAATTTTCATGCACATAAACATCAAACCCCGCTAATCTTAATTGATTTTCAATAAACAATTTATTTTGCCTTGCTTCAATTCCTTTTGGATAAGCCATTTTTCTTAAGATAGCATCTTTTCTCAATCCTAACGGTACACTTGTATTTATAGTTAATCCTAACCTATATTCCCATAAAGTAGCATCATTAGAATCAAAATTATCATTGTCAGGAAAAGAACTATCAATAGTTAAGTCGGAATCTTCTAAAACACGAATAAAACTCCTATTAATAGATTTATGTAAATTATCAAAAACCCCGTTATTTTTCAACCACCATGCTCTACCAGTA